CAGCTCAAGCACGCTTGGTCGGCCTTCACAGAGAAGGATGAGGATGCTCGGAATCCTCTTGCATCGCCGTCCTTCGGGACAGTCAGTTCCAGCTCTCGGCCAGATCGACCCGTGTTCCGAATCAGTTCTGAGCGGACGATCATCTCTTCAATCTACACTCGAATGTCGATCGATGTCGCTAGCGTCAAAATGGAGCATTGCCGTGTGGATCCCGACACCGACCAGTACCTTGAAAAGATTAGGTCGGACCTCAACAACTGCTTGAACGTTGAGGCAAACCTGGATCAGGGTGGTCGGCACTTTCGGCAGGATATTGCGCTGACGCTGTTCGCAGCCGGCGTAGCTGCCATTGTGCCGGTTGACACTACCCTTAATCCGATTACTTCGGGATCGTGGGACGTTAAGACCATGCGCGTCGGCACCATCGTCAAGTGGGAGCCGGAGTACGTTCGCGTTCGTTTGTGGAACGAGAAGAAGGGCGATTACGACGAGCTGCGTCTGCCTAAGCGCATCGTAGCCATCGTGGAGAACCCATTTTACTCGGTGATGAATGAGACGAACTCGACTCTGCAGCGACTCGTTCGTAAACTGTCGCTTCTTGACAACGTCGACGAGATCTCCAGTCAGGGCAAGCTCGACATCATCATTCAGCTTCCGTATACGGTCAAGAGCGAACAGCGAAAGCTTCAGGCTGAGCGTCGACGTGAAGATCTTGAGACTCAGCTGTCCGGCAGCACCTATGGTGTGGCTTGGGCCGACGGCACGGAGAAGATCACGCAGCTCAATCGCTCGGTGGAGAACAATCTTCTTGAGCAGGTCAAGTACCTCAAGGAGTCCCTCTACGAAGAGCTTGGTCTTACAGCTGGGGTAATGAATGGGACGGCCGACGATGCTGAGATGCTCAACTACGTCAACCGGACTATCGAACCCATCATGGATGCGATCACCGAAGCGATGGCTCGAAAGTTCCTGACAAAGACTGCTCGCAGTCAGGGTCAGACAATTCGATACTTCGACACGCCGTTCAAGCTGATTCCGATCAGCCAGCTGGCGGACCTGGTCGACTCTCTGAGTCGCAACCAGATTGTGTCCCCGAACGAAATTCGGCCTGCCCTGGGTCTCAAGCCTCGACCGGAGCCTCAGGCAAACGCCCTTGTCAACAGCAACATGCCGCTTGATCAGCAAATCACTGGCGATGGAGAAGAGGCTGCGGTTAACCCAGCCGACGTCGCTGAGGAGGAGCTGGATGCACAAATGGCGGAGTTGGGTATCTGATGGCGGGGCAAGAGTACGACCCTAATGCCCGTCGAGAGCGATATTTGCGCGATCGAGAGCTGAAAGGCCGTGTAAAGGGCGCTAAAAAGCCTCCTAAGGCCTATGCAGCGGTCGTCAAGGATCGCGACGGTAAGCGTGCTAAGCCGCCCATTTCTGGGCGACCTAAGCCTACCAAGAAAGATAGTCCTGCCGAAGCCAAAGCACGAGTGACTCGCCTTCAGGGCAAGATCTCCTCGCTCGAGGGTGCGCTTACAAAGGCTCTTACTGCTTTGTCTGAGAAGCGTCGTTCTGCTGCTAAGAAGGAGAAGGAGAGCTCCGACGGTAAAACCTCAGTAAAAGAACGACAGGACTCAAAGGAGTATCGAGACAAGCATAAGGAAGAGTTGAAGGACAAGCGCAAGAAGAGTAGTTCATCTTCTAGTAGTAGCTCCTCTTCCTCGTCCACATCGGTTGACAACATGTCAGTGGACGAGCTCCAGACTCGCGTCAAAAAGATTCGAGGCGCTCTTACGACCGCCAAGAAGCAACTATCCGATGCGAGAGCGGCGGCTGGTCAGCTCGCCCATTCCGATAACGAGGCGCTGATTTTTCTTCACTCAGCTCCGGTCAGTAGAAAGGGATCCGAACGTATGAAGGCGGATTTTGGTGGCTACGCCACCCGACATGACGTGCAGTGCGCAGACGGGCGGACCATTCTGCCTGGAGCGTTCGAGGGGAATGACGGCGCCGTCGTCCCCCTTGTGTACCAGCACGGGCACAACGACATCGAGCAGGTCCTTGGTCACTGCGTTCTCGAGTACCGACCGGAGGGCGTTTACGCTCACGGCTACTTCAACGAGACGCCCAAGGGTCAGGTCGCGAAGGAGCAGGTCAAGCACGGCGACCTCAAGTTCCTTTCGATCTTTGCGAACAACCTCCAGGAGAAGGTGAAGTCCGGCCTTGTTCACGGTAAGGATGTTCTCAAGGGCAACATCCGGGAGGTGAGCCTCGTGCTCGCCGGCGCAAATCCGGAAGCTTTCATCGATAACCTCACGATTTCCCACAGCGATGGGACTGTTGAGGATGGCGACGAAGCTGTCATGGGTATGTTCGCTGAGATCGACACCGAGGACCGTTTCGCTCACGCGGACGACTCTGGTGAAGAGACCGTGGCGGACGTGGTCGACGGCATGAGCGAGAAGCAGAAGAACGTCCTCTACTACCTGGTCGCCCAGGCGCGGGACGTTGGTGCCGGTCTCAAGCACTCTGACCTCGACGATGGCTCTGCCCTCGAGCTCGAGGATGGCGAGACCATCGCAGACGTCGTCCACTCCATGGACGAGACTGAGCAGAGCGTCCTCTACTACCTGGTCCACCAGGCTACGGAGATTGGCGCCGAGCTCAAGCATGACGACCTCGACGAGTCGGCCTCGGGAGAGGGTAGCGAAGATGCTTCCTCTGAGGGCGGTGACGATGCTTCCTCCGACGAAGAGGGCGGCGAGGGCAACAAGAAGAACAGCGAAACCGACGAAACCGGCAGCGATGACGGTGACGAGAACTCCGCCAGCAACGACAACAACGACGGGGACGCCACCGATGGTGACTCCGCAAACGACGGGGCTGGCGAGAACGTCCAGCACGACGACACTCAGGAGGACAACAGCATGACGCATAACCTGTTCGCCGCTGCTCAGCAGGGCGCGACCGCCCGTCCGAACGTCACTCTCGCGCACGGTGACGTGTCGCAGGAAGACGCGATCAAGCAGATCGTCAAGGACGCGAAGAAGAACGGCTCGCTCAAGGACGCTCTCGAGAACTACATCGAGCACACCGGCGTGAACATCGGCGGGACGATGTCGCACGGCATCGAGAACATCGAGTACCTGTTCCCGGACGCTCAGCTGCTCGAGAACTCGCCGGCCTTCATCAGCCGTCGGATGGAGTGGGTGGACAAGGTCCTCTCCTCGGTTCGGAAGAGCCCGTTCTCCCGCATCAAGACGATCACCGCGGACATCACGCCCGACGAGGCGCGGGCCCGTGGTTACATCAAGGGCAACTTCAAGAACGAGGAGTTCTTCGCCCTCTCGAAGCGAGTCACCGACCCGCAGACCATCTACAAGAAGCAGAAGCTCGACCGCGATGACGTCATCGACATCGTCAACCTCGACGTCGTGGCCTGGCTCAAGGCTGAGATGAAGGTCATGCTCGACGAGGAGATCGCCGGCGCGATCCTCGTGGGTGACGGCCGTTCCATCGGCGACGACGACAAGATCCTGGAGACGCACGTTCGTCCGATCGCTTCGGACGCCGAGCTCTACGTCACCACGGTCAACGTCAACCTGGACGACGCTTCGTCGTCTGTCGAGGAGCTCGTCGACGCGGTCATCGCGAACCGTCGGTACTACAAGGGTACCGGTCAGCCGACCTTCTTCACCACCGAGGGCACCATCTCGGCGTTCCTGACGGTGAAGGACAACTTCGGTCGTCGCCTCTACGCGAACCTCAACGAGGTCGCGGCGGTTCTCCGTGTCTCGGAGATCGTTCCCGTCGAGGTCATGGAGCGGGTCCCGGACCTGGTCGGCATCATGGTCAACCTCGCGGACTACACCCTGGGTGCGGACCGCGGCGGTCAGGCCACGATGTTCGATGACTTCGACATCGACTACAACAAGCTGCGGTACCTGATCGAGACCCGCCTGTCGGGTGCTCTCACGCAGCCCAAGGCCGCGATCGTCTTCCGCAAGGTTGCCGGTTCGTCCGTCCTGCGCGTCCCGGTCGAGCCGACCTTCGTCGACAACGTCGTCACGGTCGCCACGACCACCGGTGTGACCTACAAGAACGCGGACACCGACGCGACGCTGACCACCGCTGCTCCGGTCACCCTGACTGAGGGCCAGACCCTCAACGTCAAGGCTGTTCCGGCTGCCGGTAGCCACTTCGCCAACTCGGAGAACGACGAGTGGAGCTTCACGGGCGAGGCGTGAGCCTGATCTGAGATAGGATCAAAATGGCACGCTTTTATGGGAAAGTCGGGTACGGTGTACCCGGTGAACTTGTAGCCGGTGTTTGGTCGGATAGCATCGTAGAGCGTGACTATTACGGGAAGTACCTCAACGAAACGGTATCTCATGAAGATTCCGACAAGGTGAACAATGACATGCGATTTTCGAGTCGCATTAGTGTTGTCGCCGACCCGTTTGCGTTGGGGCACTTCTCGAACATCAAGTACGTTGTCGACGAGGGCGGGGTCTTTTGGGAAGTGACTTCGGTCGAACTCAAGAGGCCCCGTCTCGTCCTCTCGACGGGAGGTGTGTACCATGGCCCCAAGGCCGAGCCAAGCCCCTGACTTTACTCCGGCAGAAGATCGTCGGATGGAGTTTAATGCGATCTTGGTGGATATTCTTGGTTCCCCAAATGTGTACTTCCAGCCTCCCGACGATTCGCGCATGCAGTATCCATGTCTCGTTTACGAGCTCGAGGATGTCGCTACGCAACACGCCGATAATGGCCCGTACTCGATGCATGATCGTTATCAGGTCACGTTCATCCGCCAGAAACCTGACAGTCCTGTCAAGCGCAAGCTTTTGGGACTTCCACTCAGCTCGTTCAGTCGTCATTTTGCGACCTCCGGTCTCAACCACGACGTCTACGTGATTCACCACTAGGAAGGAAACACCAAATGGCTAAGCTCGTTTGGGACAAGGTCGGCGAGCGGTTTTACGAGACCGGCGTCAACAAGGGCGTTCTGTACATTCCGGACGACGGCGGTGTCTACGACACCGGTGTTGCTTGGAACGGTCTGACTACCGTCACTGAGTCCCCCTCTGGCGCAGAGGCCACTCCCCTCTACGCCGACAACATCAAGTACCTCAACCTGATCTCCGCGGAGGAGTTCGGGGCCACCGTCGAGGCCTACACCTACCCTGAAGAGTTCCTTCAGTTCGATGGTGTGGCTTCGCCGTCTGCCGGCGTCTACGTGGGACAGCAGTCTCGCAAGGCCTTCGGCATGTCGTACCAGACTCGCGTCGGTAACGACACGGACGGTAGCGATCTCGGCTACAAGATCCACCTGATCTACGGCGCCCAGGCGGCACCGTCGGAGAAGGCGTACGCCACGATCAACGACACCCCCGAGGCGATCACCTTCAGCTGGGAGCTGACGACCACTCCGGTGGACGCCGGCGAGGGCCTCAAGCCCACCGCTCAGCTGGTCATCGACTCGACCAAGGTGGATCCGGACGACCTGGCCACTCTGGAGGCAGCGCTGTATGGCTCTGCTTCTACGAGCCCTCGTCTTCCGCTCCCGACCGAGGTCATCGACATGTTCTCTGGTACGGCTGTCGAGGTTACGACCACGGCTCCGACCTACAACGCGTCGACCGACATCATCACCATCCCCGCAGTCACTGGTGTCGTCTACACCGTGGGTGGCGACGAGGTTCCGTCCGGTCCGTACGGTCCGATCGCGACCACCACCGTGGTTCAGGCGCACCCGGCGCCCGGCTACAAGTTCAGCCCGACCTCTGATAACGACTGGACGATCGTTTTCAGCTAAGTTCAGACGAGATTACCGACTCCGTCGAGGAGTTCGTCTGAACATAATCGGTTGTAATGTCGGGGGATGCTACCACAGGTCCCCCGACATTACCTCAAAATGCGTACCCCATAGAGAATCGCGTCCTAGGAGACACCATGACTTTGCCAGACGTCGCCCAGGGCGATCCGC